AGCATGGACGCAAGGACGCAACGCGACGAATATGGGGAATACGAGATAATAGAACATGACGGTCATACTATTAAACATTACATAGCATCAGGGACGCTGCACTCTATACCCAAGGACACACCAGTGTACCCAGAACCAGAAGGTGACCCATCATATTAAGAATTGTTACAATAATCCACATACTTGACCTTTACCGATTAGACTACTATTAGTTCATCCACCATTATGACTATCTTTGAATTTAACGAGCAGCTCTGCGAGATTATCGCAGGCGAAGATGGCTACTACAATTATGACAAACAAGAAATTCTTGAGTTAGCCAGACAAATGAAAACATCAGCAGAAGAATATGAAAACTTGCAGGAATGCAAGGACGCTGCTGATGCTCACGAGACATTCTTTGGACCAAATTTCCCAAACCTTTGCGACGTATGAAAAACTACAATGCAGTTCTTACTTTAATTTCTGACATCAACAAAGTCTTTGCAGATGTTACAGAAGATAATGACAAAATTGAACCATCAGACTTAATTGTCTTTAACAAGTACATGTATCGCTTTATTAACTCAATCGAGGTGCAACCATGAAATACGAAATACGCATGACACAAATGTGCAGAGACTACTATCGTGTAGAAGCTGACAGTCCCAAGGAAGCAGAGGACAAACTATGGCAAGCATTGAGGTCTTACGACAAAGATGCTATCTATAAAAACATAGAGTTAAATGACACTATTGACAGTGCTCCAACACTCGACTACACTGTACAGTTATCACCCGAAGGAGAACCAATCTTATGATTACTCCACGTGTTCCTAACTGGCAACACCATAGCGACAAGCAGCCCAAGTACAAGAAACATGTACGCATCATACAGGCAGCAAAGAAACGCACTAAACAACTAATCAAAAAACTCATAGCACAATGACTATCGACATCACCCAACAACTCAACTACTCTCAAGCAGTACGTAGAGCACGTCCAGAATGGGACGACGACAAAGTAAGAAGAGCAGCCGAGTACCTTGTACTATACATGGACGTAAGGCTCAAGCCATACAAAGTATTAGAGAAACTAGAAGAGTTCGACAAGAACGGAGGCTTTCTCTACTAATGAAACCAAGAACACTAACAGCCACCTTTCCAGATGGCACTATCCTCAAGCGTAGAACCGCAAGGACTTATACGCATGTTGTATCAAGTGAGGGACGTATCAATCCACATAACTGTAGTTGGTGCGGTAGACCTGATCTTGTACAAGCAAGGCTAAAAGATTTTGATAATCCAGTTGTAGGAATAGTCAACAATGACTGAGTACAACGACCTTATGAAACAAGCGGAGGACTTCAACAAAAAGCTCCACCGCACCAAGGACATAAACATTGCTGACATTCTTACATACGAGGACAGGGACGCAATCGCAAACATTGTAGACAAACGTGTTGCCAAGGAATATGGCGACATGTACCCGTTTAAGTGGCAATTTAGCTGTTCTGGTCATTTCATCTGCTAAAACATGGCGTTTAAATCGCCTCAGAGGTGCCTAAAAAAAACCGCCGGTACGTTTGTACCTTCAAAAAACACACATTTGCCATGATTTACAAGATCGACTACTGTATAAAAGGTCAGCCCAAACGCAAGTCTCACTTGTACACGTGGGCAGGCGATGACGAAGATGCAGCTTATTATGCCCTTGACTGGGTAGTAGCACACAATTACAATCTATTGAACGTATCACGAACATGAAAAGACGTAAGTACTACCCAAACAACTGGGATGCTATCAAACAATGCCCACCTAATTACTTTCCTGCAATGGCTTATGATGAGTTAAAGGACTGGAAGATACATGGTTATCAACTACCCAGCTCACACTTTGGTATAGTCAGGATAGAGGACAAGGACACAGGTAAGATCACAGAACATACATACAAGTCTGAGCATCACACAAAGATGAGACTAAAAAAAGAAATAGGAACTAATAAACACATAACACTAGCAACAGATGAAGGTGTCTATCACCTGATTCCAAATCCACTTAATATTGATTTCAATAACAATGCACAAGACAACATTTGAACGTAGGTTACAACAACTAACAACACTTGTTGAAAATCACCCACACAAAGAAGAACTCATTGCTATAATGTTAGAGCAAGTAAAAGACGACAACTAATTTACATTAAATGCTAACTGAACAACAAATACAAGATCAGCAGAACTACGAGCGTAAACAAATACAAGGAGGCTTACATAAGCTACGTGCTAACACTACCAAGTTAGAAGAAAAAACTTATGCAAGTGCTACCGTTTATGGCTCAGCATGCGTTAGTTCAATATTGCCTGATCTTATTGCATTCATTGATAGTAAAAAAGAAAAGTTTTTAACTCAAGCTGGTAAAAACTATGCCATCTTTCACAAGCATATCCTGCCCAGTGGCTCAGAGGTACAAGCCTTGCTTACGTGTAAGGTTGTGTTTGACCATGTGTTTTCACCACAACAGAAGAAACACAGTGTAACAACTATAGCCATAGCTATTGGTGCAGCGATAGAAGCTGAAGCACAGATGGAGTACTATGACAAGGAGGCACCAGCCTTGTTAACTACGTTAAAAAAGAACTATTGGCATCAAGCCAAAGGTACAGAGTACAAGCGTAAGTGCATTCAAACACTGATGCACAAGACAAACATATCCCCTTGGGTGCATTGGGATAAAACGACCAAAGTCAAGGTCGGAACCTTTCTCATGGACTGCCTGATGGAAGTATCAGGATGGTTCGAGAGGGATTTAGTGCGTAAAGGTAGAAAGACTATAGCAGTATTTGTACCGTCCTCCCTACTCATCAAACAACATGCCGAAATCATGCGAATGGCTGAGTTATTCAGTCCACTTGCTAAGCCTATGCTTATCCCTCCACGTAATTGGTACGCTCTCCAAGATGGCGGTTATTATCTAAATGATTTAACACGTTGCCATAATTTGATACGTAAAACCGATGGCGGGCTTATACAGGGAGAAATACCTTACGACTTTATTAACAAAATTCAACAAGTCTCTTACAAGCTAAATCCTTTTATAGTAGAGGTAGCGAAAGAGTTAGAGGATAGAGGAATTAGCGTAGGAAAGTTTAGACCTGTTATCCAACATGATATCCCTCCAAAGCCTCCAGAAGAGGCAAGCAAGGAGGTATGGAAGAGTTGGAAAAAAGAAGCAACGATAGCTAGAAACTTGCAGGCTGCTGAAGTACGTAAGTCCTGCCGAACTCGTATGACTATGGAAGTAGTACGAGAGTTTGAAGATGAGGTATTTTATATACCTTGGAGTTTTGACTATCGGGGTAGAGCTTACCCAATACCTAGTTTACTTACACCACAAGACACAGACTTTGGAAAAAGTTTGATTTTATTTAATGAAGGTGCTAAGATAAACGCCAAGGGTTTGGACTGGATAAAATTTCAGTTAGCTACTACGTATGGGTTAGACAAAGCTACAATGAAAGAGAGGTTAGAGTGGGTATCTATACCAGCTAACCAAGATCTTGTATTTAGAATTGTCAAAGACCCTATCAAATACATAGCTGACTGGGAAAATGCAGACGAGCCTTGGTTATTTCTAGCTGCTGCAAATGAGTATGTCAGTCTCATTATGGGACACACTGACACAACACATCTGCCTGTAGCTGTAGACGCTACATGTAGTGGTTTACAAATCTTGGCAGGACTTGCCAAAGATGCGTCCACTGCTCGTATGGTAAACGTCATAGGGAGTGAAAAACCCCAAGACGCTTATGCAACTATTGCAGCAAAAAGCATGGACGCAATCCCTGATCGGCTAAAACCCCACTGGGATAGAAAGGTGACGAAGCGTTGTGTGATGACCATACCATACAATGCCAAGCCTTTCTCTAATCGCTCCTATATCAGGGACGCATTTAAAGAAAAGGGCGTAGACGTAGACAAAGAAGAGTTGACACAATGCGTAAAAGCTGTACGATCTGCCATGAACGAGGTAGTTCCGGGAGCTATGAGCGTAATGAAATGGATTGAACAAGAGATAGCACGAGCTATCAGAGCTGGAGCTGGCGAAATCAGATGGACAACACCATCAGGTTTCAATGTTAAGCAAAAGTTAATGAAATATAAGTCAACTATTATAAAAACACAACTGATGGGTAGATGTGAGGTACACATAGCCGGAGCTGAGACAGGTGTTGACCTGAATCATCATAAGAATGCTACTGCACCTAATCTAATACATTCATTAGATGCAAGCTTACTTCATCTAGCTACAACATCAACCAACTTTCCCATTGCATTGATACATGACAGTGTATTATGCAGAGCTACAGATATGTGTACGCTATCAAGTCTTGTACGCAAAACTTACATGCACCTGTTCGCAGAGCATGAACCACTAACCGACTTCGCCCTAGCAATAGGAGCTGAAGAACAACCACCGATTATTGGCGATCTGAAACCAGAAGCCGTAATTGATTCACAATATTTTTTCTGTTAATGAGAAACATACACGTAACACCCGAGCCTGTAACCTTAGAAGGATTCCAAGCTGTGTTAAAGCCAAGTAAGTTTGGCTATTCATTAAAAGCCGTAGTTGGAGAGGATTTAATCTCTAAACTAGAGACTGAAAGAGACGACTGTCTTAAGTGGGCAGAGTCTAAGTTAAAAAACCCAAAGAGATCTACACTAAAGCCTACCCCATGGGAAGAAGTTAGTGATGGTAAGTATCTTATCAAGTTCTCTTGGAGTGATGACAAAAGACCTCCAGTTGTAGATACTGAAGGCACACCAATCAAGGACGTTGATACACCAGTATATTCAGGCAGTAAAGTTAAACTTGGATTTACTCAGAAGCCATACATACTAAGAGATGGCGTGACCTATGGCACATCACTAAAGTTATCTGGAGTACAGATAGTTAGTATTCAGTCAGAGGTAGGTGTTGACACTGGAGACCTTGACGAGCAGGGAGCTGCTGATTTGTTTGGTAGTACATCAGGATTCAAAACATCTGAACCAAATGTAACACCTGACACTACACCTTCGTCAGTAGAAGATGACTTCTAATGGCATTCAGATCAGGTCTAGAAGAAAAGGTAGCTGACCTATTAGTAACGTTGGGCGTCGACTATGAGTATGAGGAGACGTCCTACCCTTACACAATCCAACATCAATATACTCCTGACTTTGTGCTACCAAGTAACGGAGTAATCCTAGAGGTCAAAGGGTATTGGGACCCACCATCTAGGCGTAAGATAAGACAAGTAATCAAGGACAACCCAAAGATAGACCTTCGTATGGTATTTCAAGACCCTTACAAACGTATATCGAAAAAGTCCAAGACTACATACGCAAAGTGGTGTGAGCGATACGGAATACTCTGGTGCGCTGCACACTGCATACCAGTTGACTGGTTAAAATGACAGCAGAATTTTTAAGACATGAGCCATGTGAAGTATGTGGCTCCTCTGATGCAAAGGCTGTTTATGATGATGGCAATACATTTTGTTTTAGTTGTCACAATTTAACAAGAGCAGATAATCACACACATAGCATGCCCACCAATGTTCAATTCAAAGGATCAGCCCAAAGGCTGCAAAAACGAAGAATCAGTGAAGAAACCTGCCAACACTACA